CAGCATGGTGCGACAACCGTTTATCGGTTTCATGCTGGAACCAATGAATCAAGCACGAACATCGTGTTCGGCGGGAACACTTACACGCGGCTCCCTGTTGAGGCTGACGGTTTTGAATACACAGGAAACGGTCAGATTCCAAGACCTACCATCAGGATCGCAAACATTGAAGGCACAATTAGCGCAATTTTGGCGCAGCTGCCTAACGGTTTGGAAGGCGCTAAGGTTACGCGATTGCGGACAATGGCGAGATACTTGGACGATGTGAACTTTGACGGAGGTACCAATCCGTATGGCACACCAGATAGCACTGCCCTGCTGCCTAGTGAGATTTACATCGTCAATCAGAAAAAAGCAGAAACGCGGCAGTTAGTTGAATATGAGTTAGCCGCTTCTTTTGACCTGCAAAACGTTCGGGTTCCTAAGCGGCAAACAATTAGAAACGCCTGTCAATGGAAATATCGTACATACAACGGCAGCAGTTTTGATTACACCCATGTGGATTGCCCGTACCAAGGCAGCATCTATTACAAAGCGGATGACACTGTCACTACGGATCCGGCTCAAGATCAATGCGGCAAGCGTCTTGATAGCTGCAAGCTGCGTTTTGGCTATTTAGAACTGACTGGCGACGTTACGAAAGGAAGCACAACCTTTAGTGTTGATTCAGGTCAAACGGCTGAGCTAGCAAAGCTGGACCCTTCGGCATCGCCAGAGATTACAGGCTTTGGCATCCCCGCCAACACTACGGTTACAGCCAAAACCGCCACAACGCTAACAATGTCGGCGGCTGCTACTGGAACATCAACCGTAACCCTTAATGGCACAATCACATCCAATGGGCTTGCGATAAAGATGATCAGCAATGCCGCCACTGCGGGAATTGAGGCAGGAATGGTAATAAGTGGAGCGATGGTGCCTGCCGGAACGCGAGTTTCTAAAGTCAGCGGCAGGATTGTTTACTTAAACATTGATTTTAACGCAGACGTTTTGACTCAGGTTTATCCAGTAACCGCCGGGGAGGAAGAGGTTGGCACTTACACGGAGCAAGGTCGATTTTTAAGCATTAGCAATCACAGCACTGTGGCGGTTAAAGATTTTGTGATTGGCGATGATATTTATGAAGGGACAAAGGTACAGCAAAAGAAAAGCAGCCCAACACGGATACGCCTGACTAAGCCGCAGGGATTGGCAGATGGTGAACAGACTAGCTATGCGATTTATGAAAAAGCAACGCGAAGCCAGGCTTCTTACACCTTTACAGCTCCAGACCTTTTTTCGATTAAGCCGCAAAGCGGTCTACCATTTGGATCATTCCCAGGTGTGGGGCAATTCAAATGATGTGGCGCAAATCGGCTTTGCAGCACGCAGTTGAAGCTATGCCGAGCGAAAGCTGTGGTCTTGTCATCGTCAAACGAGGCAGGCAGGTTTACTGGCCTTGTCAAAATCTTGCTGGAGCGGATGACGGCGAGTTTGTTATTGACCCTGAAGACTGGGCTGCAGCAGAAGATGAAGGGGAAGTCATTGCGATTGTTCACAGTCACCCGAGTGGGGACCTAGAGCCAAGCCAACAGGACAAGCAAGCGTGTTTAAGCAGTGCGCTGCCCTGGTGGATTGTTGAACCAAAGACGGGACAGTGGCACCAGATGAAGCCTGGCGTTGTAAGTCAAACGCTGCTGGGACGTGAATGGGTTTGGGGCGAAACGGATTGCTGGACACTGGTGCGTGACTGGTATGCACAACAAGGAATTGACTTGCCTGATTGGGAGCGACCTGAAACGCCTGAAGAGTTTGAGGATCAGCCCTTGTTCGATTCGCTTTGGCAAGAAGCTGGCTTCCGCGAGCTTGCTGCCGACGAGCCTCTCCAGGTAGGCGATGCGCTTTTGTTTGGGAAAGCTGGGGTGTTGGATCATGTAGGCGTATTAGTCGAGCCCCAAATGGTTTTGCACCATTTGAAAAACAAGCTGAGCAGCCGTGACTTGTACGGCAAGGCTCTAATAGAATTGACGGGACGGAGGCTGCGCCATGCTTCGCAGGATTAAGCTATATGGTCGCCTTGCCAAATTTATTGGCAAACGTGTCCTTTATGCAGATGTAAGTAGCGCGGCTGAGGCGGTTCGATTTTTAGTTGCTAACTGGCCTGAAGTGCGGGAGCACATGGCAGACCAGTATTACAGGGTATTTGTCGGCAAGCGAAACATCACGCAAGAGGAGTTGCACGTTGGCGCTGGCGACCATGACATCAGAATTGTTCCAGTTGTAGCTGGCGCTGGTGGTGGGAAAACTGGCGGGATTTTGGGCATCGTAATTGGCGTCGCTTTGATTGCGGCATCAATTTTTATTCCTGGTTCGGCATTGATTTGGGGAACGCAGTTTGGAGCGCTGTCCTTAGGTGTCGGAGTTGTTGGTGGCGCAATGGTCCTTTTGGGAACTGCATCGCTTTTAAGTCCAACGCCGCAATTAGGCGGGGGGTTGTTTGCCGGCTCTCCTTCGTCAGACGGTGGGGGCTCAAGCATGAGCGACAAGAAAAAGCGAGGAGACGTTGCGTCCCAGAATTTCAACGGCATTGCGAACGTGACGAGATCCGGTCTGCCGATTAGCTTGATTTATGGGGAAGTGGCTACGGGCACACTCGTGGTTTCCTCTGGCATTGACGTTGACGACAAGAAAAAGAAAAGCTAATGGCACGGCTCCAAAACACCTCAAGCCTTGAGATCATCGACGTTCTCGGTGAAGGCGAGATTCAAGGTTTTGCAACGCCACACAAGGAAGGCGCGACTAATCTTGGTCAGATTGCGGGTCTTGGATTAAAGGATCTATTTGTCAATGACACTCCTGTAGTGCAGGCTTCGGCCATAGTGCTAGCAGGCACCTATGAGCAAGAGGACAACGATGGAGCGCGTACTGGAACGTACACAGCAAACGAGGATGAGATTGTTGTTACAATCGCAGACCACGGCAAAGAGATTGACGACAAAGTAAGGCTGACATTTACAAGCGGTGATGCAGTAGATGGTACTTACAAAATTGATTTCATTGATGTTGATGGAGACGGCGTAGCTGATACTGACGTTTTTTCTGTTCCAAACATTTCAGGCGAGACGGGAACAAGTAGCACGACTTCAGGCAATGTCAGCATGAAAGTTCCGGCTGATGTTATTACTGTTACGACAATTGGAAACCATGGCTTTAATGAAGGCGACAATGTGTTTTTAGCGATTGGTTCAGGCACAGCCGAGAGTGGCACTGTTAAAGTTAAAGAAGTTGTGTCAACTACTCAGTTCAAGGCTGATGCAACAAATGAGCAGGCAACCTCAGGTGCTGTCGGCGTCATTGATGCTTCAAAGGTTAATTACGACACGCCCGAAGTTCGCCTACTGACTGGAACGGCAAGTCAGGAAGCTATTATAGGTTTTGACACTATTGAGTCGGAAATAGCCGTAGGCGTCGAGGTACTTAAATCGGTCCCAATCACAAGGACGATTGTGGACCCTGGTGCCGACTTTGTGCGCCTTACATTTGTAACCCCGGCCTTGCAATCATTCGCAGATAATGGCGACATAAATGGATCGCGTTTTAGGTTGCAGGTAGAAACTACTGACGCCACTGGGACGACCGAAGTCGAGATTGATCGGATAATTAGAGGTAAAGCAATCAAGCCATATTCATTTGACTTTCGACTTGACTTGCGTCAAAAGAAGTTACCAGTTGACATTCGCGTCTCACGGCTAACTAAAGATGCAACTTCTTCTAGAACCCAAAACGCATTTCAATGGTCAAGTTATGTCGTCATCAAAGACACTCGGCTGAGGTATCCGCATACCGCTTATGGCGCGTTGCGCCTTTCTGCAGAAGAGTTTCAAAGCATACCTGAACGGGCTTACAGGATTCGCGGGCGCAAAATTTCCATCCCCAGTAATGCAACAGTTGATGTCGCCACTGGAGCGTTGATCTACAGCGGCACCTGGGACGGCACGTTCAAAGCAGGAAAGGAATGGTGCAGTGATCCTGCTTGGGTGCTTTGGGACTTGCTTACCGATTATCGAGCAGGTTTAGGGAATCACCTAGATGCCACCCAGCTTGACAAGTACGCATTTTTTGCCGCGAGCAAATACTGCTCAGCTCAAGACACTTACACCGTAGATGGGCGCTCTGGAACGACCGATGACTACGCGCCACTGACAGGCAAGCATGGTCTCCCAACTGGGCTGTATGACAGCAATGGGGACATGACCTACGAACCTCGTTTCTCGTGCAATATCGCCTTGCAGAACATGCGTGAGGCGTACAACGTAATTAACGACCTTTGTTCAGTGTTTAGAGCTATGCCGTATTTGTCGGCAGGCTCTGTCACCATTTCTCAGGATTCGCCAAAGGATCCGTCTTATCTGTTCAGCCTGGCGAACGTTACTGACGATGGGTTTAGCTATAGCTCATCTAGCCAGAAAACCCAGCCAAGCGTTGTGCTTGTCAGCTATCAAAATCTGACGACAAGGCGAGAGGAGTATGAGCAAGTCGAAGACCCGGACATGATTGCCCGTCGAGGTCTGGTTACAGAGGAAGTTCACGCAGTCGGCTGTACAAGCCAAAGCCAAGCAAGGCGAGTTGGTGAGTGGTTTCTCTACACGAGCACGCAAGAAGTTGAAACGTGCGCTTTTACTACCAGTCTTGAGGCTGGAGCGGTTGTTCGACCTGGCGACATTATCAACATCAGTGATCCGGTTAAGGCTGGTGGTCG